TACACAGAGAGGACCGGTTCCTCCACTGATTAATAAATTAACCAGCTTTGGTTGATGAGTTAAGAAAGGGAGGAGGGGGATGGAGTGAATTCTATATAAACTATGTTACGACTAGGCTGATCCTATCCTAAGGACGGATCACTTACACCTAATGTTATTACTAACATTACACCTTCTTCACATAGTTTATAGTCCCTAGAATTCAAATCCAAAAGTCTAGACTACCTCGATAACAATCTTACATTGATCGGCTACTGCCGTCAATGTACCCGCGGCACCAATTGCAATGAGAGAATTCTCATATGTAGTTGTTCCATCGGATACGACATAAGCCGTAAGACTGGTTCGAAGGTAGCCACCAGCATTTTCAGTAAAGCTATTGAAGGGAATTGCAGCTGCAATCCCATCAATGTAGCCATACATCTTTAAGAGGAAATCCTCAGCGGATGTATCGCGACAAGAAACGATACTGGAAATTCTGAATGTGCCACAAGGAAGAGTAAATACACCAGAGGTATTAACCACGCCAAAAGCATTGACAATTTCCTCATCGTATGCAAGAGTCTTCTCAACGGCTGATGTTAAAGACATATTAGCCGATAGATTAAACATTGCAAGACGAGAGGTCTTTGGCACTGCCGGTTCTGTCTGGGGAGATACGAGTTCAATCTCGTAATTAACCCAAACATCACCAATGGCGGCGGCACTTGAACAATTATCGGTTGCAATAATCAAACTACAACCATCAAAGAGTTCAAGATCACCCGCAACAGGTCCACAGCGGATTCTCTTGTATTGAACGCCATCGAACATACGATTCCTTTTAGCCAGAATGGATTTCGAAAGAAATACCCGTTGTGGTTCAAAGGATTCGTACGAAGACATGGCTCCAAGAGATCCCGGTGCGGCATCTGTAGGATCGTAATCTAATCCTAGATAAACCGATCCTGGTGTACTAGTAACCGCGGTTGAAGGAATGTAAACAAACTCCAATCGCAGAAACTTATACTTTTCCCAACCAAGTGCTCGCTGACTAAGCCAAGTGAAACTTGAAAGTCCAGGATTCACACCATACCTCGTAGAGGCAAATGATGTGGATCCTAGGACCGAACCTACAAAGATCTCATGACCACAAATTCTGGTAGAATTTGGGCTCTGAGAAATCTTTGGAGGTCTAGGAATCACTTGATAGCTAGTAGCACTTGGGACACTCTGAACTTTCAGAGGTAGACTTTTGGAAACTCCTTTAGAGTTACTTTTATTGTTATTCTTCTTCATCAAGAAGAATGGTGATAGTATTGGATCCCGCCTCACCAAGCGCGACTGTACATCCATGAAAACTTGATTACTCAAGCCTATCTTTGCAGTCTGTCGGCATTTACCCGACAACCTCTGTACAGAAATGGATATTCCGTTCAGCTTAGTGAATATTAGAACTATTGGTATGAAAGAACTCAGGTTGGCGTCGCCAGCTAAACATGTATTTACATACAAGGCTCGGAGATTAAGACATGAGAACTTTCACAGCGCTAACAGTTAATCTTATTCATTAAGGTTACAAGGGCTGACACTAGATCTGTAGGGGTCATAGAGGACTTAGCACGGAAGTATTAAGGACTCTATATTCCAATGACTGGCATAAGCTATTTATGTCAAAGGAACATATGTACCACCGTTTTGGATAGTTTAATTTCATGAACCCAATACCTAGACTTAAAATCTCTAGGCAGATCCCGACGGAAAGAGAATCACTCTTTCCATCAGTCGGAAGGGAAATTGAAAGACCTGCCCACCCATTTGACGCCATGTCGAAGCACGGAACTCTTTGAGGAGTTTCGTACTTAGAGGCCTCCAAACCATTTCTGGTTCAGAGACATCAAGCATGACAGCCATGGGAGGCAGACTAACAATCCGATCCTTTAGAATAACAATATCTTCTTCATATGGACCATATAATGGTTGAACAACATACCTGGGAAGATGGAAGTAAGTTGGTTGAAGCGGACTACGACGTGATCCGAGAATCTTGTGAGTTTCAGGACTCCCCTCGAAGAACTTCTTCTGTAAGAAGGTCGCGAGACGTCTCTGAAAAGGGGTCACACGGAGTTTAACATCTGTAGGGATGTGAAATCCGAGGCCACCTCTCAAGAATGGAATTCCTAGATTATAAAGACCCTTAAATGAGATCTCATTTATGAGATCTTTATTATAATGTAGGAATCTCTTGTGGGCTCTAGCCTGATCAAGGGCCGAGCCTACAACCTCGTTGTAGTAGTCCCAAATGGGTGCAACTCGAGCATTCTCACGACCAGTTATCTTACTCTGACCTGTCAAAAGGCCAGGGTTAAGATACCTGATCTTCTCAAACTCTCCATCCTTAAAATGGTAGAGCTGAGAATTAACTGTGAGATAGTTCGGATGGATATAGTTCTTTCCTAAAGAAAGTTCAAATCCAACTGCCTTTATCCATTTCTTCCATATCTTGTAGAGTCGCTTGTTAGCCCTAAAAAGGATATCATCACCGTTTATTAAAACGGGGAGATCCCTTGGGTTATCAATTTCGACACCAAGATATTCTTCCAAAGCCTTCCAATAGGCGACCAAATTAACAGTACAAAGTATGGGAAACGATAACGTTGAACCCATAAGTTGTCCTGTAGTTTGATCAACCGTGTCCAAATCACCATTTTTGTTTTGGGTCTTCGGGTAATTAATCCGTTGTTCATAAAGAACGGATCTTAGGATATCCCTTATACGTGGGTCAAGGTCAAACAACCCTTGATTCAAAGCAGCCTCAAAGGCCGCCTTTGTATGACGGATATCTAAGGCATCAGTAGCTGATGCATAATCACCTGAAACCCAAAGATCAAACATCCAATCTATATCAAGCTTCTTCTCACGATCAAGGAGCTTATGGAGATGTTCAGGTCTTAGTGGCTCTCCAGTTAAGGCGAATTGTGGGTATCTCTGTAGATATCTCCACATGTCCTTCTGGATCCAACGGGACAACCAATATCTGTAACTTGAACCTTTGGTGATTAATCTCACTTTAAGGGGTTCAAGAACGGCCTCAACCATCACATCATTAGTGGAGTTCATTGATTTCTCAAGGACTTCATTAAGATCTGGTAGTATTGGTCCAGATATTTGTTTTACATCACCAGGACGGTATTCATACATTTTAATAAGGCCTTTATCAAGGTCCTTCATTATAAATGAACGAGAACCGCCTTCAGCTCTAGTAGATTCAAAAGATGCCGCAGTTGATGCTTCATAAAGCTTCACTGGTGACATCTTATATCTACTAAAGAAGTCGATATAGTATGGACGGAGTTCCTCAACAGGGGAACCTCGTGGTGGACTAGTTAAAGCACTTTTGTGTTTTAACATAGTTTCATGGACAAATGTCTCATCTACTTGGGCGCAAGCTCTCTTGACACCCTGTAGAATACCAAAGAAGAGTGAACTATTTTTCTTTGAATTAGACATTAAGCGGGCCTTAAGGAAGCGCTTTATCTTCCCACCCCAGAGGGGGTTCTGATTGAACCCCTCAGGAGTATCAGGTAGTTTGTTCCGAAGGAACCTAGCCATAGGATATACAGTGGCATACTTAGCAAATTTTATAAATTTATTAGTAGGCCACTCCTTCGCCATATTGAAGATCAGTAACTGATCCCCCAATGGAAGTCTCATCAACTTTGAACTATAATCGAGTAATACTTCATAGAATCCTCTACTGAAGTATAACGCGTTATAGAACGAAGGTGAATCAGACTTCCATCCATAAGAGGACTTCGTCAAGCCAACAAAAGGTGCAAACTCTCGAAAGAGAGAGGCATCTTTGGCTTTAGGAACGAATTCCCCCCTCCCCGGGCCATCCCGGGACAGGGCGTTAATCATCACATCCATAATTCTCAATGCATTCATCTTTGAATTCATTGAGGGTCG